CCGCTACCGCATCCAACTGGACAACTGCACAAGCCGCTGCAATAGATAGCGCAGATACACAATCTGTCCTCGGAAATATCGTCGGTGTGACGAGCGCCTTCGTCGCGCAGGTCGATGCTGCGGATCAGTGCGCTATTCAGTCTGTTGTCACCACAGGCGCAGTCGTCTATGCCACGGATGGTGCTGACAGCGCGGTGACATCGGCAGCCAACTGGGCAACGGCTATCGTTGCGATGGCAGATGGGGGAGATACCTCGTCTGTTGTTGGGAGCATTGCCGGAACAGCCTACTGGCCCACACCAGCACAAGTTCTGGCAGGCGTGGCGTATGGACCAACTGGTGTTGATTATCTTGGCACAGCAACAGCAGGAACTTATCCAACTGCGGCTGACGTGGCTTTGGAAGTCTGGAACTACATCAACCGCACCTTGACCACATCGTCCGCAGGCGCCACTGCCGCAGAAATCCGCGCTGAGCTTACCCCTGAACTGGGCCAGATCACCAAAGTATCCAAACTGCACGGCGTGGGTGTCCCGCTGGTGGTTACGCCTACATCCCGCACGGCTGGAGACCTGAGTCAGACCATTGGAACCGCCGGAGATACGACAACAGTGTCGTCTGTGTAATGGCGTTACTCAGTCTAGACGTCGCACTGCAAGGGCTGTACGCCCTGTCCCCTATTGCGATTGCCGTACAAGGCTTGATTGACTACATCGCCGACGGCGGCACGACGCATCGACCAAAGAGCACCAATACACTCAAGCTAAAACGAATCAAGGAAGGCCGGGTTTATGCGACGCACACGCGAGCAATCACCCGAGCGCACCAAGCGCGCGCCGTCGGGCAGGTACCCCTACCTCCAATTCCATTACATATCCCCGGCAGGGTTACATGCGCCAGCACCCGCAAGACATGCAGAGCACATCAACTCAAAGCCAAAGCCGGGGCCAGTTCACATACAACGTGTTCCCGTAGTACGTTCCAAGCGCGCACCCTTAGTGCATCCGCAAGCGCAGGTAGTTATGCGCAAGGATCATGCGCATACTCAACATCAGAAAATCTACGGTCGTGCGGCCAAGCAAGCACAGAAAGTAGTAGCACAACCTCATTCTCAGCGTACAATACGCTGCAATCTCGTGGTGTTAGAAACCTCTCGCCAGTTGAGATAGTTGCAGTGGTGCGTGCTGCTGTTGACAGGAGACCGCGTTAGTTTTACTATCCCTTATCAACTGAAGAAATATATGGCATATTTTGAAGACTTCGCAGTACAGCAAATTCGCATGCCTCGTGATCAAGGCGTAACACCATGATCCTGTCCGAAGACGAAACTGCTGTTTTGCAGCACGTCGCACGTAACCAGCAGAAATTTGTTGAGTGCGTGAAACGGCTTCGTTCGGACGAACTTGAACAACTGGCGAAAGCCAACAACGAAACTTTTGGCACGCTTAAAGGCCGCGTCCAAATGCTGACAGACCTCTTGCAGCATCTTCGGCCCTGATACCCTTAGCAGAAAGCAAGGAAAATAATGGCACTCCCCGCACAAATTCAAGCGCAAGTTGACAATGCGAAAGCAATCATGGAGCAGCAGTATGGTCCAAAACCTGAAGCTGACCCTGTGGAAACTCCAGCACCAGAGGCTCCGGCGAATGCTGTTGAGCCTGCGGCCCAAGCCGCCGAGCCGCAAGAACCAGTACGCCAGCAAGAAACTCCAGCCACTTCGGCGGAGGACGAGAACAGTTTGACTTATGCGCAGCGGTGGCGCAGCTTGCAAGGAACTTACAACTCGACCAAACATCAGTTGTCCTCTGCCGAGCAGCGCATCGCTAACCTTGAGCAGTTGGTTACGTCGTTTCAGTCTGCACCTCGCGCACCAGCGCAAGCCAAGCAGGCACCAAGCCTCGTGACCGACAAGGATTCAGAAGCCTATGGTGAAGACATGGTGGACTTCGCTCGACGCGTGACCCGTGAAGAGATGACGCCCGTCAATCAAGCCTTGGCCCAAATCCAGCAGCAGCTTGCAAATCTTCAGGGGCTTGCCCCCGTGGTGCAGCAGGTCGCAAACAAGCAGCAAGTAAGTTCGCAGCAGTCTTTTGTGGACCAGTTGTCACGTGCCGTACCCGATTGGGCTTCGGTTAACGATAACCCCGGATTCCATGAGTGGCTGCTTACTCCCGACAGCATGACTGGCATTACCCGCCAGACGTATCTTGCTGACGCGGAGTCCTCTCTCGACCTTCATCGCGTTGTGAGCATCTTTCAAGCATGGAAGCGTGAAAACGCAGTGCAAGCCGCACCCCGCGTGGCACCTCAAGTGCAAAAACCCAACCAAGCCTCCAAGCTGGAGATGCAGGTAGCCCCCGGACGCGCATCAGCGTCCTCGCCAACCCCATCTCCACGCGCCGAGAAGACGTACACCCGTGAAGCAATTGCCTCATTTTTCAGAGACAAGCTACAAGGGAAGTACAAAGGTAGGGAAGCCGAGGCCGCTGCTACGGAGCGCGACATCTTTATGGCGCAGCGCGAAGGTCGCGTTACGCTATCCGAAGCATAATCTTTTTAAGGAACTATCATGGCTTACCCCATTGCAGCAGGTGCCGCCCAATATAGCGGTACCTTTATCCCGGAAATCTGGTCGAGCAAGTTGGTTGAGAATCTGTACGATGCAACCGTACTAACCGCAATCAGCAACACTGATTACGAAGGAGAGATCAAGTCTATGGGCGATACGGTGAACATTCGCCTGTCTCCAGAAGTGACAATCCGCCCCTACGTTAAAGGTATGGCTCTGACGGTAGAGCGCCCTGAAAAACCGAAGATTCAACTCCTGATTGATCAGGGTGAATACTTCAACTGCGTCGAAGACGATATGGACAAAATCCAGTCTGATATTGACCTAATGCAAAAGTGGTCGCAAGACGCTTCTGAAAAGCTGAAGATTGCCATTGACTCGAAAGTGTTGACTGGCGTGATCCCGGACATCTCTACGCTGAACCAAGGCGCAACGGCTGGCCGTATTTCTGGCTCGATCAATCTGGGCGCTACAGGCGCTCCCGTGCAGGTTACTAAGACCAACGTCTTGGACTTGATCGTGGATGCAGGTACTGTCTTGGACGAGGCAAATTGCCCTGAGTCTGGCCGCTACATGGTGATCCCCGCTTGGATGGCAGGCATGATCAAGAAGTCTGACTTGAAGGATGCTTCGTTAACCGGCGATACCACTTCTGTGATGCGTAATGGTCGTGTGGGTATGCTTGACCGCTTCACCCTGTACACCAGCCACAACCTGAACTCGGTGGTCGATGCAACTTTCCGTTGCTTCAGCGTCATCGCAGGTGTCAAGCAAGGTCTGACTTTTGCTACCCAAATGACTGAAATGGAGTCTCTGCGCTCTGAGTCTGTCTTTGGAACCCTCGTGCGCGGAGTTCAGGCGTACGGATTCAAGGTTGTCAAGGGTGAAATGCTTGCCCGCCTGTATGTCCGCCAGTAATCTGAACCAAACTGAAAGGAACTAAATCATGGCAAACTACACCATCGACCAACTGCACACAGTTGGCATCGCCCCGGCCACCCATACTGGGATCGGCATGCCGGACCACTCGCTCATGTTGGAGTATTACTTCGACGGTACCAAGCGTTCTACCGCTACGGCTGACACTGTTGACATTTTTGAAATCCCGGCTTATGCGGGTTTCGTTGTTGACTCTGCGGCTGTGACGGTTGTCGCGCCTGGTACGGCCGCCTGCACTATCGGTGTCACCCTCGGTGCTGCTGCTGCTGCCGGTACGGCGGTTACCGGTTTGACCGCGTGGTCTGCTGCCGCTGCCGCTGGTACGAAACTGGTCAAGTTGGCAACAGCGGCAAACAGTTCTATCGCCACGGCAACACCTACCTATGTCAAGTTGCAGTTCAGCACTGCTGCCGCTGGCACTGGCAAGTTTCGGGTTCGCGTGTTTGGCCGCTTCTTGGAAGCGCCGTCCGCTGCCCTCGTGTAATTGCTTTGTTCGCTTGAACAAGCGTAGAATCAGGGGGTGCTTCGGCATCCCCTTTTTTATGGAGAGTTGATATGGCTGATCGTCTTCTTAGGCATATCCCGACAGGGATTTTGTATGCGTACCAAGATGTGTTTGCACAGCGGCCTGACTTTGAGGAAATTCTCGATGTTGAGTCTCGGGTGGTCGAGGAGCCTGCGGCTAAAAAACCCAAGGCCAAGAAGGTCGAGTACAAGGTTGACAACGATATTCTCGGCGTAGAAGCCTCTCGGGGGCTACCATGAGTTTCACTGTAGCCGAGGTACTAGCCGACGCGCGCGACATGGTGCAGGACACCGATACGCCCTATCGGTACGACGAATTTTTTATGATTCGTAAAATCAATCAGATCATCCGACGGGCCGTTATTTTGCGGCCCGATCTGTTTACGGAGGTCGCTACAATTTCATGTGTTGCAGGGTCGCTACAGAGTTGCCCTGCGGATTCAGTTCGTATCATGGACGTGCTGTCGTCAAACACAGGCGCAGCCCCTAAAGAGGTCAACCAAGAGGTTCTGGACATGATGGTTCCCACATGGGGAGCAAACCCAACGGGCGACACAATCAACTGGATGCGTTACCCACGCGACCCAAACCGGTTCTACGTTTACCCGTCGGCTTCTGTCGCACTCCCATTGACGATCCTGTACGCAAAGTGCCCCGCTACGCTAGGCGCGAGCGACATTATTCCGATTCAAGACGTGTACTACCCGTTCATTGTCGACGGGCTGTGCTGGCTACTGGAGTCAATTGACGCCGAGCATGTGGAGTCTGGACGTGCAAAAATGTTCCAAGACTCGTTCTATACAGGCTTCTCAGCGGGCTTACAGTCACGTAGAATCACTGACACGGATACAGCGGCAGGTCCGCCAGAGGAAGCAGTCTAATGGCCGCAATCACTTTAGCCTCCACAGTGACAGACATATCGGCTTTTTTGCCGGGGTGCCCCAGTCTCGTCATCGAAAACACTATCCGCAAAATTATCATTGACCTATGCCAGCGCGCGCGGGTGTGGTCGGTTGACCTAGCGTCGTTCCCGACAGTTTCAGGGACTTCTGGCTACATTTTGGCCTCGCCGTTCGTTTACGCGGAGATCATGGACCCAGAGTCTGTGTACTTGGCTATAGACGGCACGCGCAAAGACTTAACCGGTACCACGACTACCAAAGTCAAGCAGATGTACCCCAACTACCCACTTGACGCAAACGGCCAGCCTACGGGCTTTTTTTACACACCAGGGAGCACGCTCACACTGGTGCCTACCCCGGATGCTGCATACACAGTAAACCCTCGCGTTTTCTTACGCCCGACGCGCGTTGCATCAAGCTGGGATGCAGACCTGTACGCCGAGTTTGCTCGCGCAGTGTTTCACGGTGTCTTGTACGAGATGATGACTATGCCCAACCGCTCATGGACTGACGGGAAACTCGGCGTGTTCCACGGTAAAGAGTGGGCCTTCCTTCTGGCTGAGGCCCGCGACCGCGCGCTGAGAGGGTTCTCTCGGGCAGACTTGTGCGTAGACCCTATACCCTTTGCTTGAGGTGACACATGGCTGCTATTAAATTCACAAACTACGCGCATAGCCAACTCGCTGTCGGCCTTGCAATTGGCGGAACATCGCTGACGGTAACCGGTGGGCATGGTGCGCGCTTCCCTACACTTGGCGTTGGGGAGTATTTCTACCTGACCCTTGAGAATGCTTCGCTGGCTCGTGAAATTGTCAAGGTGACTGCCCGGGCGACGGATGTGATGACGATTGTGCGTGCACAGGACAACACTACGGCGCTTGCATGGAATGCTGCGGACTCAGTGGCGCTACGCTTTAACGCTGCGGCGATTGAAGACAGTTTAGGTGAAGTTGTAGGGCGTACAAGTGCGACAGGCTCCGCCATTCTGCCGTCAGGCACCTCGGGCCAACGCGACACCCCTGCATACGCCGGGTACATTCGCTGGAACTCGGCACTGAATCAGTACGAGGGCTACACAGGCGCGGCATGGTCATCTATTGGCGGCGGTGCTACCGGAGCAGAGGGTGATACTGTGTTTGTACAGAATAACCAGGCAGTAACTGCCAGCTACTCCATCCCCACCGGGCAGAATGCAAGCTCAGTTGGCCCAATTACAGTACCTGGTGGTATTGCAATCACAGTACCTAGCGGGTCTCGCTGGGTCGTACTCTAAGGAAGCATTATGACTACAATTATAGATGGCACTCTAGGAGTTGACACAGTTCAAAACAACACAATCACGTCTACCAAGATTGTTGAGGGGAGTGTTGCATTTGCAGATTTTTTAGGCACAGACTGGAGTAGCCTTCTTTCTGCGTCAGGGTATCAAAAATTTCCAAGCGGGCTTATT